GCTGGCCCCTGAGCTGGCCCCTGAGCTGGTCCCAGAGCTGGTCCCAGAGCTGGCCGCTGAGCTGGCCCCTCAATGCAATTCTGCCCTGCGAACCCATTTCAAAAATCTTGATCGCCAGCATACACGCAGCGGGGCTGTCGAAGATGAACACGCGCGGCGCGCGCTTTCCGAGAACGGCATAGGCATCTGCCAGCGCGGATTCGAGCGCCGGGCGATCAACGCGAGCGCCGCCGCACGCGATGTCGAGATACTGCTGACGAAAGCGCGGCAGTTCCGCTTCCTGTTCGGCTGTGAGTTTTTCGATCTTCTGCTTCTTCATCACTTTCTCCATTCTTTCTCACGTTCAGCCTTGACCTGAGCCCATGTGCGACCGTCTGCTGATCGAAGCGGCCATGCGGACTCGCTGCTGACACGGTAGGGCTTGCCTATTGGGGCGGGGACGGGGATCATTGCTGGCGCTCCCGTTCGATGATGGCCGCACGGGCGCGCAATGCCAAAGCTGTCAACGAGATTGCGGGTGTCGAAGGGTGTGGCAGGTCGTGATGAAGCCCTTCGTCGAACGCGAGAAGCATCTCTTTCGAGCAATGAGCGACATCCGGCCCCATGGATGCATCAGCCGACACGCTGCAATTGCCTGTCGTCCACCACCACCCTTCCGGCACAAGCGTCAGGGCTGCGTCGAGCCATTTGGTGAAAAAGGTCGTGCCGCGCCATTGGCGGCTGTTATCAGCGGCCCAATAAGCACTGCCGCGCCAAGTGTAGCCAAGCGCCGCTAGGATGGCTTTATCGGTCTCGTGACACGGCCCCGTCAGCGCTTCAACCCGCTCTGCCAGTGCTATCAGTTCGTGCTTGTCGGTCACAGGCCCCGCTCCTTGAGGATGCTGCGGAAAGCCGTCAGCGCCGCGCGTCCGTCGAACAAGAAAGTCTTGCCCTCGCCATATGCGGCTTCAATCACGCGAGTGATGTCGCGCATGTCCTGAGCATCAGGATCGGGTGCAGGCTCATACTTGGCGATGGTGCGGGCGTGGGCAATGATGCTGTCGGACAGCGCAAATGGCTGCTTGCAAGTCGCGAACGCTTCCCAGCAATCCCATCCCGCCAAGTTGGCAGCCTTATCCAGCGCATGTAGCGGCGGCAGTTCTTCGGTTTCAGTCGTCATATCATCACCTCTCAGCCGGGTTCAGTTGCGCGCGCCCCGGCTAATCCCGGCGCGTCGGGAATGGGGTTAGGTCTCGGGTCGGAAGGCCAGGATGCCGGGTAGGCACACAAAGCTTTTCGGCGGGTCGTAGGGCAGGATCTCCGCCCACAGCTCAAACAGCAGCCGCTCGGCCTCTAGCTCTGTCTCGGCCTGCACAGTCCCCAGCATGAACTCGTCCTTGCCGGGAAACTGTGCCTTGCCGCACCAGTGGCGGAAAGTGGGGCGGGTCATGCGAAGGCTCCGATCGCGAGCGCGGCGACTACCATGCCTAGCGCGCACCAGCCCACCAGCGGGCGCTCGGTTTGCCAGGCAAGGGCGATGATCTGGCGGCGGGTCATGACAGCCACCCCATCACAACTGCGGCGCCGACGATCGCGACCCACAGCAAACAAGTGCCAGCCCAGAGGCAGAGCCAAGCGATGGATGCAGGGCGAGGCATCTGGTCGCGGGTCATGGCCGCACCTCGATCAGCCCAGCATCGTGGCCCACGGTGTCAGCGCCCGGCTTCCACGACCACTGCTCGACCGGCTCGAAAGCGGCGACGCAGATGGTCATCAGCAGCTCAGCATAGAGGTCGTGAACGGCGCGGCGAGTATGGCCGGCCATGACATAGCGCGGCGTGCTCTTGCGCTTGACCGCATAGGTGTGCAGCCATTTCGCGCCGGTCAGCGCATCAATCTCGAGGATGATGAAAGTGTCCTTGTGCGTGCATGTCGTAGCGACGCTCTGGGCAAAGTCGGCGAGGATTTGGCCGGTTCCCTCGACCGGTGCTACCTGCCCGGCGCGCATCGGGTTGACCTTCCATGCGACGAAAATGTTGCGGAGCGGTCCCGCGCGATCGCCATCGATGCCGTCGGTGGCGATGCTCTGCAGGCAGGCGGCGGTCTGGTGCGTGCGGGCGGTCATGCTGCCACCTGCACATTGCGAGCCGCAATCTCGTCGCCGATCAGCGCGGCAAGGTATTGGGCGACCAGCGCGTAGAAATCGGCATAGGCCGGGTTATCCTTGGTGTGACCCTCGACCTTGGGCGCGGCGTGCGCAGCCTTGAGTGCGGCCGAGAGAGCATCCTGCTGCATCGCGGCCAGCTGCTCGAACTCGGGGCAGTCGTAGAAGGCGACGTCGAAATAGTGCGGCGCGTAATCGGCGCTCAGCATGTTGCGCACTGGGCGCGTCTGCGGGGCGATGCCAGCGGCGGCGATCTTGCCGATCAGGGCCTGCGCGGCGGGGCGCTTGTGCCAGGTTGCGGGGGTGGGTTGCATGGTGCTCTCCATCGGGGGTCGATGGAGATGGTTTTAGCACGATTGCTAAGGAATGCAACAGATAATTTGCATTGATGCTAATCGGCCGTTTTGTGCAAGACATTGCGGCTTCGAAGGGATAGTCTGAACGAAGCCTAACGCCCTTCAATTTGAAGGCGAAAATATCTGACGAGGATCCATGAATATCATCACGAGCGTCGTTGCCATGCTGATTGCGGCGCAGTCCCCTGCTTCTGAAACTCCAGGCAAGATCATCATGTATCGCCCCGGTTCGGTGATGGGTTTGGCTTTGGGCTGCCCGATTCGATACGACGGCAAAGAAGTCGTGGAGCTCGGTCGTAGCAAATATGCCGAATGGGAAGTGCCTGCAGGCCGCTATGTGCTCATGAACAAGACTGGCAGCGTCGAGGTCACTGTTGCGCCAGGCGAGACGCGCTATGTTCGCTGCACGATCAAGACCGGCTTTATGACCGGGCGCGCCGATCTGCAGATCTCGGATCGCGCGGATTTCGAGCAGAAGGCCGCCGAGTTCGAGCGCAAGGAAGTCAGCCCCGCCGTCGTTTTTTCGGGTGCGAAGTGAAGATCGTCGCGCTTGCCATAGCCCTGGCCACGACCGGCCAAAGCCAGACATTCGACTTGGTTTGCAAAGGCGAGCTCAAGACCGAATCGATCGTCGGGAATGAGGCAAAGCCATATTCGACACGCTACCGGGTCGATCTTGACCGCGGGAAATGGTGCGAGGATAGCTGCACAGAGATCAACGACGTTTCAAAAGCAAGCCCTGGCGTGATCGTGTTTGAGAGCATCGACAAGGATGGCCCCGCAGAACGCGTGCGGAAGATCAACAACGTCTCACGCGAAACCGGGCAGCACCTCGCGCTTTACACCAGTCGCTCAATCGGCGGCGCCATGTCGGTTGTCACCATGCGCTGGTCAGGAAACTGCGAACCATCCGAGTTTAGTGGCTTCCCTGCATCTGGCGCGAAGTTCTAACCCGGTCGGGTCACAGCCGGCGGCCGAACCAGACGGGCCTGCCGAGTATCTTGGTTTCCTCGTTGCTGACCTCGCTGGCGCTGAACTCCGGGTTCGACGGGAAGATCCGCACGCGGCCGCCGGGCAACCGCTCGACGTTCTTGATCAGATATTCGCCCCAGTCAGCATCCCATAGCGCGAAAGGTCCGGGCTGCGTCGGCGATCGGTCGCGCTTGTCCACCAGCAGCTCATCGTCATGGCGAAACAGCGGTTCCATCGACGTGCCGCGACAACGGATCATCACGAAATCACTGGCATTGCCGCGCAGCACGCTCTCAATGAGATAGCGCGGAACAAGCGCCATTTCCGGCTCGCCATCTCCGTTCCCGCCACCGCCCATGCCCGCATAGGTCGGCAGAACCTCGACCGGCACATATTCGATCGAATTGTCTTGAGGCGGCAAATCCGGCTCGTGATGCGCCCATCCTGGGAAGCTCGGGACGGCCTCGCGCAGCTTTTCCCATGTCGGCAAGCTGACACGCGTGGTTGCCGTCCCGTTAAAGGCGCGCGTGATCGTCGTCGGGGTTAGCCCAGCCTTCTTGGCCAGCGCGCTCGGCGCCAGTTTTGAAAACTGCACAATCGCCCTGATGGTTTCGCGGTCAGATTCTATGCCGTCCATCGGCCAGTAGTTAGCATCCCCGCAAATGGGGGTCTTTTTGCATTCGTGCAAAATCAGGGTTTGCATTGTGTAGCATTCGTGCTAACTATGCCTTCCATGGAACAGCAACCCACATCAAAGCATCCGATCCGACCAACAGACCTGGCATCTGCCATGGGATGGAGCGTCCCATATGCCAGCCAGGTTTTGAACGACAAGCGCCCCGCGTCGCTGCTGACCGCGCTGTCTGTGTTCGATCGCACAGGGGTGCGTCTCGGCCCATTGAGCGGCCTGAGCGATGCAGAGATCGATGTTGCTCGCAGAGTTGCGGCACCTACCCAACAGGACGCCGCCGCATGAGCGCGCCCGCCGACCGCCCTCTGACCGAGGAAGAAGCCAGGCGCGAGGCCGATCTTGCGCTTAGCAGGCCGATACCGGTCTACGACCCACGCCCGTTCACACTCGAGCAGGAGGCGCGGATCGCGGAGATTGCTGAGGCTGCCATCGACGCTGCGCTGCGCAACACCCGCCGCCAGTCGAAGCGGGGTATCTGACATGGCGCGGATCGCGTCAGCACAACGGATTGTTCCGGTCTGCCCTGGGGTCATCGGGGAACGGAACGCCCGTGTCCAATTGAATGCTTTTGAGCGTGGAGAGAAGAAACAATGCCTGCACAAAGTCCATCCGAACCTCGCGGAAACCGTCAGTCGTCCGATACTGGATCGCAACCTGATCAGGGCGGCGCTGGCTATCAAGTTCGACAAGGGCACCAAGTATATGATCCGCGACCTCGCTCCGAACCATCGGGCCGGTAGCGAACTCGCCATACATACGTGCTTTTTCAGACATGCGCGTTTCCCTTCAATCGTGAGTCGCATCTCGATTGTATCTGAAGCTGGTGGGGCGGCAACCCCACCAGCGGAGGACTGCTCATGACCGTCTTTATCGACAACGGCGAGCCGGGCACCTGGGCCCGCGCGCTGCGCCACAGAACACCCGCCTCGGAAACCTTGACAGCCGCCACGATGACCGGCTGCGAAGGACAGGCACCGGAAGGACCAATCGCGGCCGAGGATCACGGGAAGGTAGACCGCGTGAATGCCTGTCAATCGTCGGAAGGGGCGGTCGGCCCGCCAGCTAACCGCCCCTTTTCCCTGTTCGATTTCGCTCCTTTCCATGAGGGTTTTTATGGCCTCCGCCGCTGATAATGTCCTGTTGCCTCTTCGGCTTCCGACGCAAAAAGAGTTGCGCGCTGCCGTCGCCAACATGATCCGCGATATCCAGCGCGAGCATGGAGAGACGGATCAGGACACCGCCGACCGGCTTGGTGTCTCGATCGGCACTGTGCGCAATGCTCGGAACGAGAGCGCCGACCTCAACGCGCTCACCATCGCCCGTATCGGCGCGGTCTATGGCCCACATTATGTCGACCCCTATAACGGCCTCTACGGCGCCACCGCGACGCCGGTGCAGAAGGCGACCGACGACCCGCTCTGCCATCTGGCGCGCGCCGTCTCGACCATCTGCGACATGCGCTGCCCGGACGGCCCCGGCGGATCGGTCGAGCTACCCAAGGAAAAGCTGGACGCCCTGCCCGCGCTGCGCGCCGCGCGCGCCTCGCTCGACAGCTATATCGCGGGCATCGAACGGTTGAGGCTGGTGGCATGACGTATCCCTTCCGCAACCACGCAACCTGCGCCGATTGGGAACCGCAGCCGGAACGGTTCAACATCATGCTCCCGCTCCCCCCATCGGCGAACAACCTGTTCGTCAACGCCGCCAAAGGTGGCCGCGCCAAGAGCGCGGAATACAAGGCCTGGCTCAACGAGGCGCGCTATGCGCTCATCACGCACTGGCGTCAGCTGGGCAAGCCGACATGGCCGGACAAGGTGCCCATGATGCTGGCGCTCGATGTGGGCCTCTCCGATCGGCGGCGCGACCTCGGAAACATCGAAAAAGCGGTTTCTGATGCGCTCTGCAAGGAATTGCCTGTGCCCGACGATCGGTGGACCGACTTCATCGTCATCAAGCGCACCGCAGACCATCCCGGCTTTGTGCACGTCGTGCTCGCCCCGCTCGACAGCACCTGACCAGACAAGGGGAGAGCGCGGAACCCGTGAGGGCCGCACGGAATCAGTTTTCGCCGCGTCAGCTCTCCCCAAACCACAACACCCGACGGAACGAAAGCGACTGACGAAAAGGAATGACCAATGGATATGACACCAATACGGGCGTTTGACCTGCCCGATACCAGCCCGGCGGTGCTCGACGCCCTGCCCGTCGAGGTGCTGCACAACCTCGTCAACGAGGCGGAAAGCCACGCGCGCCAGGCCTCCACCATGCTCGGCATCCTGCATGGCGTGCTCGCCCGCCGCTATGCCGCTGGCATCAACGATACCGGCACGCACCACCGGCGCGAGGGCGATTATCACATCGCCATCACCGTTCCGAAAAACGTGTCGTGGGACCAGGCGGCGCTGGGCAAGGCGATCGAGACCATCAAGGGATGGGGCGAGGATCCGGCGGAATATGTCGAGACCAAGCTTACCGTCTCGGAAACCCGCTACAAGGCATGGCCCAAGACCATCCGCGACCTGTTCGAGCCCGCGCGCACCGTGCGCCAGGGCAAGCCCAAGATCGAGATCTCGCTCGCGGCCGACAAGCAGGAGGCAGCGTGATGGCTATCTCCCTCGCATCCCTCAACCGGCTCGATAGCCCCAAGCCGCCGCGCATCATCATCTACGGGCCGCACGGCATCGGCAAGAACACCTTCATCGCAGGCGCGCCCGCACCGGTGCTGATCAACGTCGAGGATGGTCACCCGTCCGCATCGCCGATCGACTCCTTCCCCCGCGCTCGCTCGTTCGGCGACGTGATGGGCGCGATCGAGGCGCTGTTCAACGAGCCGCACGATTTCCAGACCGTCGGCATCGACTCCCTCGACTGGATCGAGCCGCTGGTATGGGCCGAGACCTGCCGACGCCAGAAATGGGACAGCATTGAGAGCCCCGGCTATGGCAAGGGCTATATCGAGGCGTCGAACGTCTGGCGCGAGTATCTCGACGGTATCAACGCGCTGCGCGATGAGCGGGGCATGGCCGTCATCCAGACCGCGCACGCCGAGATAAAGCGGTTCGAGAGCCCGGAAACCGAGCCCTATGACCGCTACCAGATCAAGCTGCAGGCACGCGCGGCGGCGCTGGTCGAGGAGCACGCCGACATCGTGCTGTTCGCCAATTACAAGGTCAGCGTCACCAAGACCGACGCCGGGTTCAACAAGAAGGTTGCGCGCGGCATCGGGGCGGGAACCCGGGTGATGTATACCGAGGAGCGCCCCGCCTTCCGCGCCAAGAACCGGCACAACCTCCCTCCCGAATTGCCCCTGTCCTTCGCGGCCCTGACCGACGCGATGGCAGCAGCATCCGCACCGCAGCGCGGGGCCGCCCAGGCCGAAGCTGCATAACTGACGGAAGGAAAATGACATGGCACAACTGAACTGGAATGCCGATCCGAACAATGTGGCGGGCGAATACGAGGTCATTCCCGCCGGAGAATATCTGGCGCAGATCGTCGCGTCGGAGATGGTCGAGAACAGCGCCAAGACCGGGCACTTTCTCAAGCTGGAAATGACCATCCTCGAGGGCGAGCAAGCCGGGCGCAAGGTGTTCGATCGCCTCAACCTCGACAACCCCAATGCCCAGGCGCGCGAGATCGCCGAGCGCACGCTCAACGCCATCTGCGTCGCGTGCGGCAAGCTCTCGGTCGGCGACAGCAACGAGCTCCACGACATCCCGATGCTGATCAAGGTCAAGGTCTCGCCGGGCCGGACCGTGAACGGCAAGGACTATGGCCCGTCGAACGAGATCGGCGCCTACAAGCCACGCGCGGCAGCCGGTGGCGGTTTCGGCGGAACGCCCAGCCCCGCGCCTGCGCCGAGCGCCGGATGGGGTGGTGCATCCCCGCCGGCTGCCAGCGGGGCGTCCACCCCGCCGTGGAAGCGCAACGCGGCATGATGCTGCCGTAACGGGTGGCGGCGGGGTCAAGCGACCAAACTCAAGCCCCGCCGCCTACCACTCCCCTGCCCTGACGAAACGACAAAGGAAATGGCATGGTTGCCATAACACCCCCGGCTTGCCCTACGCTAGCGGCTTGTGACGCCGCGATAGAGGCGGCGCAGGAAACATGGCAGCGCACCTATCTCGGCATGTCAGAGATCGGCAAGCCCTGCGAACGCGCGCTCTGGTATAACTTCCGCTGGGCCCGGCCCGTCCGGTTCGACGCTGCCACGCTCAAGCGGTTCGCCGATGGGCACGCGGGAGAGGCGGTCATCGTCTCGCGGCTCAAGGCGACGCCCGGGCTTGAGGTCCACGACCTCGACACCGACGGCAAGCAATTCGGCTTTCTCGACCTCGGCAACCATTTCGGCGGCCATATGGATGGCGTCATCCTCGGCCTCGTCCAGGCTCCCAAGACCTGGCACGTTCTCGAGATCAAGATCAGCGAGAAGCTGGCCGAACTCGACAAGGCGCGCGGCAAGGTCGGCGAGAAGCACGCGCTGCAGGAATGGAACCCGGTCTATTACGCGCAGGCCGTGCTCTACATGCACTATGCCGCGCTCGACCGGCACTATCTGGTTTGCGGCTCGCCCGGCGCGCGCAAGGCAACCGCTGTCCGCACGAACGCCGACCCCGCGCACGCGGCATGGCTGCGGGTCAAGGCCGAGCGCATCATCTTTGCCGACAGCCCGCCGCCCCGCATCGGCGAGCCCTCGCACTTCGTCTGCCGCTTCTGCGATCACGCCGCCATCTGCCACGAGGGGAAGCCCGCGCGCCGGTCGTGCCGGACGTGCCTGCACGTGACCCCGTGCCGCACGGGTGGCTGGCGCTGCGAGCATCCCGACTTCCCCCACGAGCTCTCGCTGGACGACCAGAAGGCCGGTTGCCCAGCCCACCGCTTCAACCCCGGTCTGGTCCCGGGTGAGCAGATCGACGCCGGGCCGCATGGGGTCACCTACCGCATGGCCGACACCACCGAATGGACCGATCACGGACAGGAGATTGCGCTGTGAATGCGATGAACCACGCACCCTTTGCGATGCCAGTGCGCAGGCAGAATGGCCAGCCTGGCCGCGCCATATCCGCCGACGAGCGGGCAGAGATTATCCGGCTGCTTGAGATCAACAACCCGCCTCTTCCCTTCGCTCGCATCGCGAGGCTGACCCGGCGCAGTATCGAGAGCATCAGCGAGATCGCGCGCAAGACGGGCCACGCGAACTCCCTGCATCGCGAGGTCGCGATGTTCGCGCACGAATGCGCCAAGATCAGGCCTGTCCGGCTATCGGGCTACGCGACCCGCATGGGCCACATTCTGCACGCGCTCAAGCAGATGAGTGGTATCCCGCCGCGCCGGATCGTGGGCCCGCCGCGCCGGATCGTGGGCCCGGCGCGGTCACAAACCATATCCATTGCGCGCCAGCCCGCCATCCTCGCCGCCACGCGATGCGGCCTGTCCCTTTCGATCATCGGCAAGGCCATGAACGGGCGCAATCACACCACGATCCGCCATGCCCGCATGGTCGCGGAATATTATTACGAACGCGACGCCAACTATCGCACTCTGGTCGACCGACTGGTCGAGGCAGGTGGGGCGTGATGGACTACGCAACTTTCCTCGCCAAAAAGGCGGTTATCGATCCGATGACCGGCCTTACAGACGTGCCGGAATTGCCCGCGTGTCTCTTTCCCCACCAGCGCGATATCGTCGCTTGGGCGCTTCGCCGAGGGCGCGCCGCCCTGTTCGCGGGAACCGGCCTCGGCAAGTCGCTGATGGAATTGGCTTGGGCGCAGGCGGTTCATCAAGCCACCGGCAAAGATATCCTGCATCTTGCCCCGCTGGCTGTCTCCAACCAGATGAAACGCGAGGCAGACAAGTTTGGCATTGCCGCGCAGATTGTCGCCAGCCAGTCTGATTGCAGGCCGGGAACGAACATCACCAATTACCAGAAGCTCGACAAGTTCGACTTGTCGCGGTTCGGCGGTGTCATTCTTGATGAGAGCAGCATCCTCAAATCGACCGATGGAAAATATCGCACGGCGCTGATCGATGCATGCCATAGCATCCCGTTCCGGCTTGCTGCCACCGCGACGCCAGCGCCCAATGACTTCATGGAGCTAGGCAACCACGCCGAGTTTCTGGGTATCATGTCCTATACCGACATGCTCGCCACCTTCTTTGTGCATGACGGCGGATCAACGCAGAACTGGCGATTGAAGGGCCATGCCGAGCAAGAGTTCTGGAAGTGGATGGCAAGCTGGGCAGTGATGCTCCGAAAGCCGTCAGACCTTGGCTATCCCAATGAGGGGTATGACCTCCCGCCGCTGCACTATCACCAGCATATCGTTAGCGTCGAATATGCCCCGAGCATGGAAACCGGGCTATTGTTCCCGATCCAGGCCGCGACCTTGCAGGAGCGCATCGCGGCGCGCCGTGATAGCGTGGACGACCGCATCGCCATGGCCGCGAAGATCACTCCGCTCGATCGCCCGTTCGTTTGGTGGTGCAACCTCAACAGCGAGGCGGAAAAGCTGGCCGCGCGCATCCCCGGTTCTGTCAACCTGCATGGCGGTTTGAAGGACACCGAGAAAGAGCGCATTCTGATCGATTTCAGCGATGGCAATATCACTCATTTGATCACCAAGCCTTCGCTCGCAGGGTTCGGGATGAACTGGCAGCACTGCGCGGATACCGGGTTCGTCGGGCTCAATGACAGCTTCGAGCAGTTCTACCAGGCCATTCGCCGCTTCTGGCGTTTTGGTCAAACCAAGCCGGTCAACTGCCACATCATTGCAGCCGAAACCGAAGGCGCAACCGTCGCCAATATCCGGCGCAAGGAAATGGACGCAGACCGCATGGCTGCAGCGATGGTCATGCACATGGCCGACCTGTCCAGCCAGTCTGTGCGCGGCATGGTCCGCGATACCCCGAATTACAATCCGACCGAACCGATCATCCTCCCCCCGTTTCTGGAGAAAGCAGCATGACCATCAAGGCAGTTGAGCAAGTCATTACCCCCGAATATGCAATTTATCAGGGGGATAGTTGCGAGATCATCCGCGCCATTCCGACTGAGAGCATCGGCTATGGCATCCACTCACCTCCGTTCGAGGGGCTCTACAAATTCTCCAACTTCGACCGCGATATCAGCAACAATGACGGGCCGCAGTTCTGGGAACATTATGCTTTTCTGATCCAGGAATTGCTGCGCGTCACCAAGCCGGGGCGCATCCATAGCGTGCACGTGATGCAGTTGCCGACCAGCAAAATCCGCCATGGCCATATCGGAATGCGCGACTTTCGCGGCGAGGTCATCAGGGCCTATGAGGATGCCGGGTGGATCTTCCATAGCGAAGTCTGCATCTGGAAAGATCCGGTAGTCGCGCAGCAGCGCACCAAATCCATTCGCCTGCTGCACAAGCAGATCGTCAAGGATAGCACGATCAGCGGGCAGGGTCTTGCCGATTATGTGGTGTCGTTCCGCAAGCCCGGTGACAACCCCGATCCTGTCGATCAGTGCTTTGACCGCTATTATGGGACCGACGAACCCGATCGCAGCAAGTATACAACCGCGAACGATGGCCGGAACTGGTATTCGATCGAGGTTTGGCAGCGCTACGCCAGCCCGGTTTGGATGGACATCAACCAGACGCGCACGCTGCAATATCGCGGCGGTCGCGACGAAAAGGACGAGCAGCATATCAGCCCGCTGCAGCTCGACGTAATCGAGCGGTGCATCGACCTTTGGAGCAACCCCGGTGATAGCGTCCTGACCCCCTTCCTTGGCATCGGCAGCGAAGTCTATTCAGCTGTCAAGCTGGGCCGGAAAGGCATCGGCGTCGAGCTGAAACCATCCTATTTCGCACAGGCCAAGCGCAACCTTCAAGGCCTGAAGGCAGAACAGGATGGCCTATTCGGTTCATCAGACTGGGCTGCATGATGATCACCCTGCGCGACTATCAGGCCGAGGCGATCGAGGCGGCGTGGCAGTGGATGGGCGAGGGCAAGGGCAATCCCCTGCTCGTCGAGCCAACCGGTTCGGGCAAGGCGTTCATCATCGCCGAGCTATGCCGCCAGGCCTTCGCCATGGACCCCGGCGTGCGGATCATCAACCTCGTCCACACCCGCGAGCTCGTGGCGCAGAACTATGCTGAGCTCATCGGCATCTGGCCGGACGCGCCCGCCGGTATCTGCAGCGCCGGTCTCGGCCGCCGCGACCTGCACTCGCGCCTGCTGTTCGCCTCGATCCAGTCCATATTCCGCAGGGCATATGTCCTGCAGCAATGCGATATGGTCATCATCGACGAGGCGCACCTGATCCCGCGCAAGGCCGATACGATGTATGGCAAGTTCCTCGCCGACCTGCGCACCATCAACCCGCACCTCAAGATCATAGGCCTGACCGCCACCCCGTTCCGGCTCGACAGCGGGATGCTGCACCGTGGCGAGGGAGCGATGTTCGACGGCATTGCCCACGAGACCAGCGTGCTGCGCCTGATCGAGCAGGGCTATCTCTGCCCCCCGCGCACCTGGCGCCAGTCCGCCGAGATCGACACCAGTGGCGTCGGCATCCGCATGGGCGAGTATGTCCAGGGGCAGCTTGAGGCCGCCGCGATGGACGAGCGCACCATCAACAGCATCGCCGACCGCATCGCCGTCGCGGGCGCCGATCGTCTCGGACGGATCGTGTTCGGCGTGTCGATCAAGCACTGCGAGGCACTGGTCGAGGCGCTGCGTGCGCGGGGGTTTACCGGCGCCGGAGTCTATGGCGACACGCCCAAGGCCGAGCGCGACCGGCTACTCGCCGAGTTCAAGGCCCGGCGGCTGCGCTTCCTGGTCAGCAAGGAGGTGCTGACAACCGGATTCAACGCCCGCCATCTCGACCTGATTGCGCTCTGCCGGCCAACCAAGTCGACCGGGCTATACGTGCAAATGATCGGCCGCGGCACGCGCACCAGCCCCGAGACCGGCAAGACCGACTGCCTCGTTCTCGACTTCGCTGGCGCGGTCAAGACGCATGGCCCGTTCGACGATCCATTCCTGCCCGGCGACAAGCGCAAGGGTAAGGGCGGCGACGCGCCGTTCAAGGAATGCCCCGAGTGCGAGCTGACATGCGCGACCGCGACCCGCTACTGCCCGGCGTGCGGGCACGAGTTCCCACCGCCCGAGCCCAAGGTGCTGGTCGTGCCGGACGAGAAGCCGGTGCTGTCCGTCCAGACGCTCGAATCCGACTGGCTCGACGTCACGGGCGTCAGCTACGCGCCGCACGCCAAGATCGGCTCGCCCACCTCGCTCCGCGTCACATACCAGGTCGGCCTGACAACGCACCGCGAATGGGTCTGCCTCGAGCATAGCGGCTATGCGCGCACCAAGGCGGAGGGCTGGTGGCTGCGCCGCGCGCCAGCGCCCGTGCCCGCGACCGTCGCCGAGGCGATCGAGCGGCAGGACCAGATCCGCACCCCGTCGCACATCCGCCTGCAGCGCGCGGGCAAGTATGACGAGATCGCGGGCTTCAAGTTCGAGCCGATCGGCGGCGCTGCGGAGGCGGCGTGAGAGGCATATGCCCATGCGGACGCGCGGGGCGCGGCTTTGCCTATCGCAGGCCGCACTATCCCGCCGCGCAAACCATCCCGGCCTGCTCCATGGCCCATCTCGACATCATCAGCAGAAGGAAGACGACAATGGCAAAGGAACTCACGATCGAGGAAGGACGCGCAATCATGGCCGCGTCCGAGCGCTGCGGCACCTTTCTCGAGGATATCGGCACGACCGACATGGCCAGCATGACCGAGGAGCAATGGCTGGACTTCCTCGCCCATTGCTACACCACCATCTGCGAGAGCGTCGCAGCCGAGATCGAGCTGTTGAACGACGTGCCGTTCTAGCACGTAGCGCGGCACACCACGCCGCGCGCACCATGCCTGCCCCTACCCTGACACCAAGGCCCGCCAGCCATGACACACTTTCTCGCCGATCATGGCGATACGCTTGCCGATAACGGCTATCCGCTCATCCCGATCAAGCCCGGGGACAAGGTGCCGGGGCACTGGACCGGCTCGGCATGGATCAACATGCCCAAATGGCAGATGCACGCCCTCGAGCCGCTCTCCCCCGACACGCTCGCCGCATGGCAGGCATGGCCCGATTGCGGCATAGGCATCCCCTGCGGCCAGGTCGTCGGCATCGACATCGACGTGATGGACGCCGCCCTTGCCCAGCGCATCGCCGAGCTCGCCCGCATGAAGCTCGGGGACACGCCTGCCCTGCGTATCGGCCAGCATCCCAAGCAGATGCTCGTCTACCACGCACCGACCCCGTTCCAGTCGTTCGAGGTCAAGCCTCTCCAGGTGCTCGCCCTGGGCCGCCAGTTCGTCGCCTATGGCATCCATCCCGACACCGGCAAGCCCTACCACTGGCCCACCGGTTCACTGCTCGACTGCCCGCTCGACTCGCTCCCCTCGATCACCGAGGCGCAGGCCCGCGCGTGGCTGGCAGAGGCGGTGCGCCTGCTGCCATCGCACATGCGCGCCAAGCCGACGGTCGAGCGCACGGGAGGCGGTAGCAGCGGACAGCACGAGCCGTCCACGCCCGAGGCGGTGCGATCCGCCCTCGCCTATGTCAGCAGCGATTGCGGCCGCGACCAGTGGATCCACATCGGCATGGCCATCAAGGCGGGGCTTGGGGAGGGCGGCTGCGATATCTGGCACGAGTGGTCGGCCCGCGACTATGCCGATTACAACGCCAAGGAGGCGGATGCACAATGGCGCTCGTTCCGCCCCTCCGGCCCGATCGGCGTCGGAACCCTGTTCGCAGCAGCCCAGGACGGCGGGTGGCCCGGGCCCGGCCCCGGAGAGTTCCTCTACGCCCACGAGAAGGAGGCGGCATCCGGCCCGCCGCGGTTCGATATCAAGTCCATCATTGCCACCGCGCTCGCGCGCCAGGGTGGCGTGCTGCGATCGGAGAATGATGGGGAGTTCGCAGGCGACCTAGAGTTCGAGCCGCAGGAGGTCGAGCAGCTGGTGCGCCATACCGTCGCCACCCGTCTCGCCGCCCCGGCCCCCGCCGCGCCTCCCGCACGCCGCTCCATCCCACAATGGCTGGCCGATCTTGCGCCCGGCAACCCCATGCGGGGCTGGATGGAGCATTGCATGGCCTGCTCGCCCAAGCGCCTGCCCATTCTCGCCCTTGCCGCCTGCCTGCCCCTGTTCGGCACGCTCGCCGGGCGCCGCTATGCCGGGCCCACCAACCTGCGCACCAACATCTACACCATCGGCGTCGGCCTGTCCGGCGCTGGCAAGAACCATGCCCTCAAATCGATCGGCGCGACCTTCGCCGCGCTCAACCTGCCCAAACTCATCGGCGGCAGCGAGATCGCATCCGGCGCCGCCATCGTCTCCACCCTCGTCAAGCACCCATCCGTCTGCTTCACCATCGACGAGTGCCAGTTCTTGCTCAAGGTCATGAACGATGGCGACCGTGCGGCCTTCAACCAGCAACAGATTCTCAAGGTGCTCATGGAGGCCTATTCCAGCGCAGGCCTCGCCTATTTCGGCACCGCCTATGCAAACCAGAAGGAAAAGCCGACCGAGGTGATATTCGAGCCCTGCCTCTCCTTCGCCGGTGCCACCACCCCTGACAAGATGTGGGCGTCCTTCTCCAGCGCCAACGCCCGCGACGGCTCCCTCGCCCGCTTCCTCGTGTTCGATGACCCGACGCGGGGCGAGCTGGTGCGCTACCCCGGCCCCGGCATGGACGACATGCCCGAGACACTCAAGGATGCCATGCTCGCCGTCCACGCGGGCGCAGAGGGGCACGATTACGCACCGCTCGACATGGGCGGCGATCGGGGGGCGAACAGCCACAACGCCTATCGCGTGCCCTATGCCGACCATGCCGCCTCCGACCTTGCCTGGACGATGCGCGTAGAGGCCGATAACCTGATCTACGCCAGCAACCCCGCGCACGCCTCGTTCATCGCCCGCCTCGCCGAGAATGCCGCCAAGCTCGCGCTGCTCAAGGCCGTTACCGATTGCCCGCAACGCCCCGCCATCACCTGCGCCGATCTCGAATGGGGCATGGCCCTCGCCCGCACCTGCCTCGACAACCTCATCGCAGGCGTGGACAAGCATGTCGCCGACAACGAATACGAGCGCGACAGCAAGCGCGTCCAGGCCATCATAGAGGACGCAGGGGCAGGCGGGATTACCAAGTATCACCTGACCCGGGCTACCCGCTCGCTCGATACACGCCGCCGCGATGACATCCTACGCTCGCTGGTCGAGGCGGAACTCATCCGGCACGACAGCCACGGCACCGGCCCAGCGCGCAAGTCCGTATATTACGCCCAGTGACCAGCGCATAAACAGCCCCGGTCATATCCCCACCTCACCCCGCCCTAACCCGGCGGGGTTTTTTGTTGCCAAAATGCAACTGCAACTTTCCATTGTTTTGCGTAATAATGTTGCGAGAAGGTCGCTTGCATCCCTTTACATCCCTTTGCATCCCACCCCATTCGGGATGCAAAGTCCCGCAGAAAACTGCCAAAAACTACGCTTATATCCTTATATCCCTCTATGAGTCTGAGTTTGTGTCTCTCTCCTTCTTCCCCCTCTCCCTTAAAGGGGGATATGGGATGCAAGGATATAAGGGCCAAAACCCTAGGATTCCTGCGGGACTTTACATCCCAAACACCTCGGGATGTAAGCGGGATGCAAGCGGGATGCAGTCTCCGCCTTGAAATCCGGGCGGCGATCGGATAAAAACGACATCGACGCGGCGAGGCTCAACACCAAGGCCCGCCATTATGACCGCTATCACCATCGCGCCCATGGTCCCCTCCGACCAATCCGTCGCGCTCGCCCTCCCCCCCGATACCGACCTCGAAACCTGGCGCGCCATCGGCCAGACCATCGCAGCACAGCACCGCAACACCGGATGGCTCGTCGGCGACTGGCTCAACTTCGGCAAGGCACAGTTCGGCAACCAGGCCGAGATGTTCGCCGTCGAGCTCCTCGGCGAGCCCAAGTCCGCGCGCCAACTCGCCGCCCTCTGCTCCGCCTTCCCCTCCGACCGGCGCAACCCCGCCCTGTCGCAGCAGCACTACATCGCCGTCCGCGACCTGCCCGCGCCCGATCGCGAGCGCCTCCTCTCGCAGGCCGAGGCCGAGCGCCTCACGCCGCGCGATCTCAAATACCGCGCCGCTGCACGTAAGGCCGAGATCGCCCCGCCGCTAATCGCTGAGGAGGATCTGGACTATGCCGAGCTGATGGCCATCGTCCGCGCCTGGAACTGCGCCAGCGACGGCCCGCGCCGCGAGTTCGCAGAGCTCATGTCCGAATCGCACTTTGGGATCATCAAGGCATGAACGTCCGTCACCGCGTCCCGCAAGACTTCCTCGCCACCTTCCAATCGGAGGGCTGGCGCGCCTGCGAGCACCTGTTCGGAGCACGCACGTCCGTCACCCGCCGATGGATCGAGCAATGCGGGGGCAAGGAACTGCTCAAGCAGCGCAAGCGCGGGAGGGCGAAGTGACGGACGCTAGCAAAATAGTGCCAGATAGTGCCGCCCCCAAGCGCAAGCCGCCCGCCGCAGGCAAGGGACGGCCCAAGGGCGCGACCAACAAGATGACCCGCACCATCAAGGCCGCGATCGAGGAAGCGTTCGGGAAGGTCGGCGGCGCGGACTATCTGGCCAAGATGGCCATCCAGCAGCCCGCTGCGTTCATGACGCTGCTCGGCAAGGTGCTGCCGACGCAACTCGAGCATAGCGGCCCGGGTGGCGCACCTATCGCCGCATCCATCGACGTCGGTAAACTATCCACCGAAGCCCTGCGCGAGATCGTGGCTGCGCGCGATAATGCTAAGTCCGCATGAACTGCTCGCGTGTGAGCGCGAGCTGGCCCGCCGATCCCTCGCCGACTTCGCCCGCATGGCATGGCCCGTGCTCGAGCCGTCCACCCCGCTCAAATGGGGTTGGGCACTCGACGCCATGTGCGAGCATCTCGAGGCCGTAAGCCGGGGCGAGATACGCCGTTTTCTGGCCAACGTGCCGCCTGGAAGCATGAAATCGCTTCTGACGGGGGTTATCCTGCCCGCATGGGAGTGGGGCCCGCAGGGGCGCCCGCATCTGCGTTACCTCGGCACCGCGCACAAGCAGGATCTTGCCGTCCGCGACAACATGAAATGCCGCAGGCTCATCCAGTCGCCATGGTATCAGCAGCTATGGCCGGTCGAGCTGGCACGCGACCAGGATGCAAAGACCAAGTTCGAGAACAGCGCCACCGGCTTTCGCGAGGCCATGGCCTTCACATCCATGACCGGCTCGCGCGGCGATCGCGTGCTACTCGACGACCCGCACAGCGTCGATGATGCCAACAGCCAGGTCAAGCTCGCGGCCGATATCCAGACCTTTCGCGAGGCCCTGCCTTCCCGCGTCAACAACGACGAATCTGCCATCGTCATCATCATGCAGCGCCTGCACGAGAAGGACGTCGCCTCGGTCGCGATCGAGCTCGGCTATGACCATCTGTGCATCCCCATGCGATACGAGGAGGGGCGTTCGAAATGGGTTGTGGGCCCGGGTGACCCGCGAACCCGCGATGGCGAGCTCATGTTCCCCGAGCGCTTCCCCGAGGCAACTGTCGTCGAGCTCGAGCGCACCCTCGGCGCATACGCCACCGCATCGCAGCTGCAGCAGCGTCCCGCACCCCGCGATGGCGGCCTGTTCAAGCGCGCGTGGTTCACCCCGATCGGCGCCATCCCCGCCAACACCATGCGAACCGTCCGCGCCTGGGACTTCGCCGCCACAGCCAAGGCAACGGGTAGCGATCCGGACTGGTCCGCCGGTGTCCGCATGTCCCGCACCAGCGACGGGGTCTACATCATCGAAGGTTGCAACCGCTTTCGCGGCTCGCCCGCCGAGGTGGAACGCGCGTGCAAGGCACAGGCCGATATCGATGGCAAGCGCGTCACCGTCCGCCTCGCCCAAGACCCCGGCGCTGCGGGCAAGGCGTGGCTGGCAACCATGGTCCGCCTGCTCGCCGGCTATCCGGTCAAGACCGAGCGGCCCACCGGCGACAAGCCAACCCGCGCAGCCCCGCTCGCTGCCCAGGCTGAGGCTGGCAATGTCCGCATCCTCGTGACCGGCGATCCCTCGCGCGACGCATGGATAGAGCCCTTCCTCGACGAGCTATGCCTGTTCCCCGCCGCCGCTCATGACGACCAGGTCGATGCGGCCGCCGATGCTTTTTCCGAGCTCGCCCTCGGCACCTCCCGCTTCAACCCGCGCGCCCTCGCCTCATAGCCTGCGTCCGTAGGGCGCGCACGGCACCAGCGCCATTGTCAGCCCATGGGTATGATCCGCCGCCTCGCCGATGGGCTGACCAGTGCATTGACCGGCATGGGGCGCACCAGCGACCCGCGCACGGCCAATCGCTACGTCTACGCTCCCAAGACCCGCGAGGATATCAACGCGGCCTATCGCGGCTCGGGCATCATGCGCAAGATCGTCAATGCGCCCGCCGATGACATGATTCGAGAATGGCGCGAGTGGAAGGCCGATGCCGACCAGATCGCCGCTATCGAGGCAGAGGAAGCCCGGCTCGCTATCCTGCACAAGATCCGCAAGGCCGAGGTGCTGCGCGGGCTCGGCGGCGGTGCCATGCTGCTCGGCCTGCCCGGCAATCCCGAGGCTCCCGCCCCCGCATCCGTCGGCCAGGGCGGCCTTGCCTATGTCCATGTGTTCAGCCGATGGCAGTGCCAGCTTGGCGACGAGGTGACGGACCTTGAAGACCCGCGCTATGGCCAGCCCGCATTCTATCGCTTGTCGAGCAAGGACGGGCAGATGTGGAACGTCCATCCCTCCCGCATCATTCCCTTTCAGGCGCGCCCGCTGCCCAATCTGCTCTCGCTATCGTGGGAGGACGAGTTCTGGGGCGAGTCCGTGGTCGAGCAGGTTCTCGACGCGGTGGAGAACAGCGACGCGGCTCAATCCGCCTTCGCCTCGCTCATCCAGAAGGCGCACCGCCTGCGCATCGGTGTGCGCGGCCTGTCCGAGCTCGTATCGACGCAGGAGGGCGAGCAGATCATGGCCGCCCGGTTCGCCAACCTTGCCCTGTCCGAATCGATCTACAACGCCACCGTCTACGAGCTGGGCGCGGATGGCGAGCCTGCCGAGCAGGTCGATGACGTGACCTACAATTTCGCGGGCATGAAGGACGTGATGAACGCATTCGGCGAGTTCGTCGCTGCCGTGTCCGACATCCCGGCCACCCGCCTGCTCGGCCGCGCGCCCGAGGGCATGAACGCCAGCGGCGAAAGCCAGCAGAAGGATTGGAACAAGAAGGTCCGCGCGCGTCAGACGATCGAGCTCAAGCCCTGCCTTGACCGGCTCGATCAGTATCTCATCCCCTCGGCCCTGGGCTCTCGCCCGGCGGACATCTGGTATGACTTCGCCCCGCTCGACAACCCGAGCGAGAAGGAGATGGCCGAGTATTTCAAGGTCGGCACCGACGGTATCGAGAAGCTGCAGGCGACGAACACGATCCCCGAGGTCGCGCTGGCCAAGGGCGTGCAATCGTGGATGGTCGAGCATGGCTTCCTGCCCGGCCTCGAGTCCGCGCTGGAGGAAACGCCCGAGAGCGAGCGTTATCCCGAGACGCCGGACGACGACGGGACCGACCCGAGTGCAATGCAGGCTCCAGCGGAAGGAGGTGATCCAGCATCTGCCGGTGGCGGGGCCACGCGCCCCGCCCGCCGCGCTGTGAATGACGCGGTCTTGGAGGTAATCAGGGCTGGCAATGGGCCGCTGGTTGACGCGACGCCAGAGGAGAAAAAGCCTTGACCAATCTGAAACTCAACTGCTCGCTTGCTTGGTGGGCTGGTCCGGCCCTCGAATGCCTGTCTGTGGTTTGCGCTGTCTTGTCGATGGCTGGCCTTGAGCGCAGCGCCGAATGGATTTCCGATGTCGGTGTCGGCTTCATCGCTCGCCACGGGGTGCGCGTCGGGGCAGAATAATGCCCTTCGACCTCCCCGCCATGGCCCGCCGCGCCCGGAACGTCCGGCGCAAGACCATCACCATCCGCGATATCATCCCGCCGCAGATGCTCGCGCGCGACCTCGCCAGCACCGCCTACGCCCCGATCGTCGCGGTATGGGAGGACGCCACTCCGCGCATCATGGACGCCTATTCCCTATCGCTCACGCAGATGACCATGGACAGCCCCGCCGATGTGCAGCGCGAGATCGAGGCGGCCGAGGGCGAGGCGTCGCGGCTCTATCTGCTGCTCGACGCCCGGCTGCGCGACTGGACCTTACGCGTCGAGCGCTGGTTTCGCGGCAAGTGGCGCGGGGCGATCCTGTCCGCAACCGGTGTCGATCTCGGCACGCTGATCGGACCGGAGGGCGTGCGCGCCTCGCTCGAGACGCACCTCGCCTGGAATGCCGACCTCGTGCGCGACGTGTCGGCCCAGGCCAGACAGCGCATCAGCGCCGCGGTGTTCGACGGCCTGCGCGCTCGCACCCCCGCGCGCGAGGTGGCGGCCAAGATCCGCGAGGCGACCGGCCTGGCGCGCGATCGCAGCGTCCGCATTGCATCCGACCAGCTGACCAAGCTCACCAGCTCGCTTGCGGACGAGCGGCGGCGGGAGGCGGGCATCGCTGATTGGGAGTGGAAGCACAGCGGCAAGCGCCATCCGCGCGTCGATCACAAGGCGCGCGACGGCAAGGAATACAGCGACGCGAAGCCGCCGCCGGAGATGCCTGGCCAGCTGCCGTATTGCGGGTGTCGCCAGCTCGCGGTGCTCAAATTCGATTAGGCGCGCGCGGCGGACTGTGGTAGAAAAGCGGGCCGGAAACGCTGCGTCAACAGCGCCCGGCCCTGACCACAACGATCATTGGAGGATCGAATGGCTGAACACGACAGTACCACTACGCCCAGAAAACGGAAGTCCTACCCGCCGATCAATCCAGGCGATGTTTTCGGCTCACTCCGGGTGTTGTCCGCTGCGCCCGATCGTGTAAATCCGAACGGCTCACAAACTCGGCGCTGGCTCACCGTCTGCGAATGCGGGCGAACGTCGGTCAAAGAGCAGAGCAAGCTCTATTCTGGCCAGTCGCGCCATTGTGGGTGCCAGCGAGAGTTTCAGGATTTCAGTGTCGGACAGGTATTTGGCCTGCTAACCGTGACCGGCCCTAGCTTCAAAAAAGGCAAGCAGTGGAAAACACCATGCAAGTGCCAATGCGGCGCTGATACCTTCCCTTTTGCCTTCTCGCTTTCGTCGGGAAAAACCAGATCTTGCGGCAAGTGCATCCGAGTGTGTTCCGACAGCACAAAGCAAGCAGTTTCCGCTGCCAATACCAAGCATGGCTGGCGCAACACCCCAGAGTATCTGGCGTGGATCAATATGCGCAAGCGATGCAACAATCCCACGAATCGCGCATATCGAAATTATGGCGCGAGGGGCATCAAGGTCTGCCCTGAGTGGCAGGACAATTTCGAGGCTTTCCTCTCGTATATCGGCCCTCGCCCTTCGCCAGAACTGAGCATAGACCGCATTGACAACAGTCGGGGTTACGAGCCGGGCAATGTCCGCTGGGCTGATCGATCAACGCAGTCGCGCAATCGCAGGCCGTTCATGAGGTCACGTCCGTCAATGAGGTGTAATTTGGGGTGTGGTCACCGGGCTGCATGGTC